ACGCATGGTTCTAAGAAAATGCCCCTGCCCCCTTGATCCCTTGCGTGAGTTACACGCGACGCAGCTTGCGACTAAATTAGATTGGTCGATGGGGTCGCCCCCTGCTGCAATCGGAATGACGTGATCGGCTGTCGTTGCATCCTGCCCACAGTAGTAGCACACATAGCCTGCCATCTGTAAGCACGCAAGCCTTGCCTTACGATAGGCACGACTTAATCGAGGATCACCTCTCTTTGTACTCATTGCCATCCTTTAGTCTTTAGATGATGTAACGCATTACAGTAATTAGGCTCATCGTACTCTGTCCATCCATAACGATGTGCTACATAATGCCAATACCACCACCATTGTTTAATAGCAGAAGCATTCTTTAAGCTTTTAGACTTACCTTGATATAGACCGTAATGTGAACCATTAACAGCTCTATAGTCCCATCTAGATTCTCTATATACAATCTCATGATGACATGCTAATTGCTTATCAGTTAATTGGTAATCTGCTAAGTCTTTAACGTATTTAATGGCATCTATTGAGCCACTTGATACAGGAGCTATGCTCATGAATAGAGCTGTCCCACTAGCGATGGCGACCACTCGCGCTCTTCCCTTACGGGCGCGTGCTGAGCCCCTGAAGGGCTCTCGCCTGAGAGTACCAGCCTTGTCAAATAGGTTCATGTGTAGCAACTCCTATAATCTCACTATGTGGAATGTGAATTAGATCACAGTTATCTGTTATCGGTTGAATAGAATCCATTACCCTTGAAGCTCACGCCTACACTCGAATAGACCTTGCTCATAGATGAATGACAGAATGGACATTCCAGATCATGAGGCTCATGGATACTCATCCACTTTTCTATTCTTGCATTACTCTCACAATGCTCATTGTCACACTCGAACTCATAGGTTGGCATCTGGCTCACACATTCTGCAAGTCTCTGTGAACGCCCATGCGCCACATTGCTTACATCTCATGGGCTCTAGTTTAGCAAGATCATTGCTGAAATCACCGTAACCTGCGCGAAGCAATAGATCGACCAGATCACCAAGCCGCATAAAGGCCAAATAGTCTTGGGGACTACCTTCTCCTTGACCATTAAGACGGCAAGTAACGATAGGCAGCCCACCAGTTTTAGCCGCCCTCTTTGTGACCTGATCGATCCATGCCTTTGGTGCGAAGGTGCTGCGGCTCTTCACTTCCATATCGAACGGGACATGGAGAATGTCTTTGCCAGCACCTCTTCCGACGTCTGCGTGTGGCCACCATTCCGATAGAAATTTGGCGACCACTCGCTCCGTCTTGAAGCCCCGATATTTACGGCTTTGTGAGGCCATTGACCGCGTGGCATTTAGAGCATGACCAGCTCTTATTGGCGAGGTTTACTTTGATGTCTTTGTAAGGGATTGCATCATTGCAGAGACAGCATCTAGTCGTGAATGTAAACTCTTCGAGGATTGCAATAACTTCTTTACTGCGATGAATCTCATCTTCTGTAGGGAATGACTCCCATTCTCCATCTTGATTGAGAAACTGTAAGCGTCCCATTACACTCTCGCCTTCTGGCGCTGCCATGCGCCCTCTTTGTTGATCTCGTACCAGATAACGTCATTCGGTGATGGGCATCGAGTAAGTTCACCCGTCACAGCATAAGGACACTTAAAGTGACCCCAAGGCTTGCCTGCCTTAGTCTGGCCTGTCTTCCAGATCATCTCACCATGGGCGCACTTCGGGATGTCCTTCTCGGTCTGGCCGCCAATGATCTCTTTCACCGTCGCAACAGCTTCCCCCATTGTGGGCGGCATAGTCGCAGGCTTTATCGTCCATGGATCGTCTTCCTTTACTACTGGAATGTAAGTGCCAGAAGTATCAGCCATCTTAGCCTTTACTTCTTCAACTTGAGTTCTAACTTGCGCTGCTCTCTGTACTTTTTGCATCTCTTCCACACTTGGTCGTTTACCCTTTGTCGCGTATCCTGCGTTAGCAAGTGCTCGACCAATAGCAGAGGTCTCGCAATTTTCGAGAGCAGAAGTAGCATTGACTCCTCTGCCTTGAATAGTTTCCTCGGCAAGTCCACTAGTCCAAGGTCTAGAGTCAGCCTCAGTTCGAAATATGCGTGCCATGACAATAAAGCGCCCATTGGCCGAGTCAAGAAGTTCAGTATGTATTTGTCCATCTGGGTGATCCTTCCAAAACTTAATTAGACGTTCTTCGACTGTTTCGTAATCTTCAAGATTAAACATAATTGTCATCCTTTTCTGTTATGAGTTCACAGGCTAGTGCCAAGTAAGCACACGCGTCGATATAGGAGTCAATGTGATCAGCGGTTTCTTGGAGACGTGCCAGCTTGACTTCGACCATCGCCAGACACGCTTGATGGTCTGAGATTGGTACTTCAAGCATCTGCTGGAGTCGTAATGCGATTCTAGTCTGATTGACACGAGGATGACCATATACTCGTCCTCGGTCTCCAATGATGTCAGTAGCTGATAATAAGACTTCACTTGCTCTCACACTCTCACCCTTTCTTTAGTCTCGTAGTAATCTCTCACAGCTTTACGTCCCTTGAGATATCCCACGCGAATGCCGACTGTTCGGCCTAGATGAAAATATAGTGCGGATAAGACAATCATGGCAATTAAATCGCCTAATGATGGATCAAACATATTTAAGCCCTTCTTTCGGTGCCCTTCACCGATGGCTTAACTGTCTCACGCCCTAAGGGGGAATTTCTACAAATTAAGATAACGAAATGGTAACGATTCTGACTCATCCATATGGTCATCTATGTCCCTATCTAGGTCGTTATCTAGGTCGTCCATACCGCTTGCCTGAGACTACGAAAGTGCCATCTTTCTCAAGATAGATAATGTCCACCTGTACATTCTTGCCCTCGACATACATGATGGCGAAAGCCTGCTGCCAGTTAGCCGATCCCTTGGTATATGAGGCCTTGCTAAAGTCCATAAGGTTGCCTACTTCTACGCCATGCAGGACACGGCCTATACGGCCTCCAGAGGCCTCTGAGAAGGACGATCTGCCTGCCCTGTGAGTATGACCTGAGATAACGCTTTTCCCGTGCCTACGGGCCGCCTCAAGGGCTGAGAGACCCCCCTGAGACTTGATAGGGGTATGGTCGCCATGGACTGCAATCCAGCCAGGCGCTATGTTATACGGCTTCTTATGGAAGGTAATCCCTAACTCATCGAGCTGCATAAACTTCTCGAATCGAAGTTCTGGCAAGGATAAGAATGATGGGATCTTACGCATGATCTGTGTGTATAGGCGGTCTGTGTGATTAGACCTGATCATCTGAGTTACTTGTAGATCGTAAAGTACTTGAACAGCCTCGTCGCGATCATCTCCAAGAGTCTGCTCATAAGCCTCTGGCGTCCCTTCTGCCCACTTGCTAATCGTATTAAAATCTATCTCGTCGCCGATGGTGACTACCTCGTGCGGCTTAAACTTGGCAATGAATTGTGCTACATTTTTTACTGCTACTCGATCATGAAACGGAACCTGCAGGTCTGACACGATCACTATGCGCTTCATCTAATCCTCGTCGTCGTCCTCATAGGGTAAGCGATCCACTCGGTCAGGGATCTCAGGCAGAATCCAGTCAGGGTAAGCATCTCGATCTTGGATAATACTCAGAGCAATATCAACGGCGAAACCTGCACGTCGTAGAGCTCTATACATCTCATGCAGGCTAATAGCCCATGCATCAAGCTGTGAGTAAGTGTCTAGGTCGATGACTTTCTTTCTTGCCATGTCGAAAATTATCGCTCTAGAAGGATGTTATAAATCTCATCGACACGCGAGTTAAGTCGCTTAATTTCAGACAGTAGATGAGTAATGACATAACCTGCAAGGCCTCCGATTACTGCAAGGCTGGCGAAGTAAAGGGTAAAGAAGTTTTCTTGAGTCATTCTTTAGTCACGCCGAATGAGGCATCCTTAGGATTGAGCCAGCGCAAGATAACAGGTGCTACTGCTGCAGCCCCAGCCATTGCTAAGGTCTTAGGATCTGTTACGCCTGCCATGTATAGAGCAAGGGCTGCGGCCAAGAATGATCGAGCCCATGATGCTGCTAGAGATTTTGCCTGTTCCATTTATTGACCACCTATCATCGGGATATTAAAGTATGAAGAATCTTCATCGCCCTTTGGAGTAAAGCTGACGTGCATATGTTTATCGTGGCGATTGACCCCAGAATAATCTCGCCAAGCCCAGCCCTTCTTGGCTGATGCAATCTTGCCTGAGAAAATAATGTACTCAATACGCTTTGCTCGATCAGACTTTGCATAGAGTCGAATCTGATCTGCAAGGTCAGGCATGAGGATGGGCTTTTTCTTTCCCATGAGATCTGCGTCAATATCAACCGCTCTGACAACCCCAGTCTTTGGGCAAGGATTGTGATGAGAAGGGCGCGCTGAATGACGCAAATCCCCAACGGAACCGTCCGAGGTACGGTCTCGGTCAGGATAACTGTCGTCAATCTGTTCTCTTAATTGAACGGCTGACTTTGATAGCCACCATTTCATCCGAGCAGTAATGCCGCTTCATCGGCTGTAATACCTAGGCGCTCAAGGAGAGCGGCCTTAGCGGTTGCACGCTCGGCAGCGATGCGGTCATCCTCTGCCTTCTGATCGGCTGCAAGCTCTGCCTGATAGGCAAGCTCTGCCACTTCTGCATCTGTTAGCTCGATCTCTAAGACCTCGCCAGTAGTGCAGTTTACTTCGATTCGGGTTGGGTTAGGCATTAGATACTCCATATAGGTAGGCGGTTGAGTATTGGACGAAAGATCCAGAGTCTGGTGTTAATGAAATGCTAGTTATCGCGGCGGTATTAGACCATAAGCCAGCGCTTAGACCAGCGTTAGCCGCTGTCGCATTGTTTTCGTGAACTCCGTCAGAGCTGAAAGATTTATTAGTGCTTCCTGCATAGTTAGGGATGTATATCTCAGAGTTGCCAAAAGTCGAAGCGGTATCTGTGGACATAGAAGCGTAACCAACAAAGCGTGCATAAGATGTGGAAGCCGCGCTTGAGCCAGTTCCGTAAACTACTTTATTAGTAAACGATGAAGTAGAACCATTAAGGCTAATCATTATGTTAGGAGTAGTCGTATTAGTTCTTCCGCTGAACTTTATCACTAAATCAGTATAAGTCGCAGGGATTGTCGTGAAGTCAATCGAAGCCGCTCCGCCTGCTCCGACTACTTGAGCCGTCCCGATCTGAGTAAATGTAGGCATTAGGCCGCCTTTATTCCGTAGAGAGTGAAGGTAGAGCCGACTGTAAAAGTCGAACCGCTAGTGTAAATAGTGCAAGCGTTGATTGCTGCCGTATTACGCCAGAGTCCCACGTTAGCGGTAAGCTCTTTTTCTGCGCTAGACATTCTCTGGAGAATAGTCTTATACGTCGAAGTGTTGGAGTAGTTCATAAGGTTATAGATTGAGATATTGCCATTTGTCGAAGTACCGACTGAGAAGTAGCCGCCGATATAAACAGAATTAGCCAAGCGGCCAGAGCCTGCAGCGGTGCCATTACCTAAAAGGTAGGTGTAAGAATAGTTCGATGCGGTGTCGCCATTGACTTGGAATCTTACGTCCACGTTAGCGGCGGTAGTAGTGTAGTTAGCGATTAACACTAGGTCGGTATAAGTTGCAGGGATCGAAGTAAAGGCTACTGATGAAGTAGTACTACCTAAACTCTTAGCCTCGATCTTCTCATAAGTTGAAGTCGGCATTATTACCCCTTAATTCCATAGAGTGCGAATGATGAATTGGTGGCGAAGTTGCCTAGTGGATCGGTAATCTGGATGCTAGAGATTGCAGCGGTACTCATCCAGAGACCAGAGGCAAGATAGAGAAGTCCTGAGCCGTTCGCGTCGTATCCGCTGAGTCCGCGTGAAGTTTTATACTTATTTGTGTTGGCATAATCTAGGACATCTATAACGCCGCCTGAGAATATGCCAGAAGTATTTGATGCGGCAGATGTAGCGGACATGAATGAGGTGCTTGTACCGATCTTAGCGGAGGCCGATGCCGCTGATCCATTACCTTCTATCATGTGGCCGTAATAATTGCCCGTGGTCGTGTCGCTGTTAAAGCCTATAAAGATGTTAGAGCTTGTCGCTGATCGAGTTGATCGAGTTAAGAATCTAATCTGAAGATGTTTATAGGTCGCAGGGATCGAGGTGAAGGAGATCGTGCCGCTTGAGCCCGTGCCATTAGCAGTCATAATCGACTCATAAGAGTTAGTCGATGCAGCCACCTGAGGAGCTAATAGCCCTACGATATTGTTTAGCATTAGGCAATCGCACCGACGATGTACCAAGTATCTGTGCCTGTCTTAATGCAGGCTGCTGTCTTATATTGAGCAAGGGTAGGAGCCGCCGCTACTGCGCCAGCCGATAGGACTGTAGTAGTGCCAGAAGTAACTGCTGAGATGGTGCAGACTCCCACGCCTTCATTAAGGATAGTAATGACCGAACCGACAGGGATAGCCGCTGTCGCATTTGTAGGGATCTTGAGGGCGATCGCTGTTGCTTTGTTCATAGGTACTAGGACCTGATAGGAGTCAGCGACGGTCAGCGTATAGTCTGCTGTCTGGTCTGCCTTGATCTCAAAGGTAACTAGGCCGTTATAGTCTGCAGCCGTAAAGATGTCGCCTGTTGATGCTGGAAAGCCTGTTGCCATTGTTTTTCTCCTAGTATCCCATAATGGATTGTCCGATTATACCGTATGTGCTCGATCCCAATATGAATCCTTCAACGATTGGCTCAAGTGTTGTTACTGTGCATTTCATGCTGTTAGGGGTGATGTCCCATGCTAGGCCCTGCACTTGCAAGGTCTTAACGATTGTAGAGCCGTCTGGCTGGACGTTAGTAATCTCAACGTTGTCGAAGTAGTCGAGGCCGATCATTGTGTCAGTAGGTACGGCTGTGTCTAATAGATCAACCGTCATCTGATCTATTCTGATCGTTGTCTCGGCACGGGTAGCAACGTAAATCTTAGCGATGTCTAGAACTTGAGCATCTGTCTCTGGGATCATCTCTGTCACAGTAGTGCCATGAGGGAAGTATTTAGCCGATGAATCAACGTTAGTCGCTGTCTGGGCTGTGCCGCCAATGCGTGTCATGCTGGCTTGGTTGATGATGAGCTTATCATCAAAGGCGTATTTGAGATCAGAGTAGGGTATGCCTGTAGTCTGATTGAACTCAATAGGTGCAGCCGCTAGTGATCCCACGACATCGGTGCGATCCTTAAATTCTGCTGTGCCATCTGTGCGGATAAAGAATGCGCCCTGTTCTGCGAACTCGGCAGCCTTAAGAGCTGCTAGGGCTGGACGAGCCGTGCCTGGATCTGCCTGAACTGTGGTTGATCCTGTGTCGGTAATTCTCATCGAGGTAGGGAATGAGACTTGATCTAGGATCTTGGTGATTCGCGTGCCTGCAGTCTGGCCAGCCGTTGCACCTGAGACAGTAGAAACGTTAGCCATCTGAAAGAGTCTAAAGGCGTCGCTGCAGATAATATCGACGTATCCAATTTCCTGCCCTGTTGGATAGTAATACTTGTAAGAATCAACGTAGCCAGAGAATAAGAAGTGTTGAGTGGTTGCAGTCGTAGCTGCTACGCGGATCTTTCTTAGCGGAGTCAGATAGCCAAAATAGGGACTAGATGTATTTTGTGGATTGAAATAAGAGTTAGGGTCTAGGACTCGGACAGTACAGTTGCCAGCCTCGTAGGTGTCGCGCATGATGTTACGGCCGCGGCTGATCTTGATCGAGCGAGTGACATCGCTGAGATCGACTACAGGATCAGGGACTTCTGTTGATGCGAACTGAGAGACGCCGATAATGCCGTTGATAGGGTCGCCAATAGTAAACGGGTATCCGAAGGTAGCGCCTTGGCTAAAGTCGAATGAAACCGAGATAGTGGCTGGGAGTGTCATCGGACGGCTACGGCTCCGCGACCTGCTGAACGATTAACGTCGCTGAATGTGCCAGATAGCGTGTCATTAACTTGGGCTTCTGTAATGATCGAAGTCATCTCTTTTCCGTCGATGACAACCTTAACATTGACTTGAGGATTAACTCCAGCGATTACGCCTGCACTTAGGCCGCCAAGTGGACCTTTTTGCGTGTAAGAATCTGTAGAGTATTCAGGCACATTAAATTGAGGTGGTTGGGGTGGCATAGGGACAACCGCTCTAGGCTTGTTAGGATCAACGCCAGCAATGACCCCTGCTGCTAAGCCACCCTGTGGACCAAGATCAGGGAGTTTCCAATTTCGGTAAGGATTAGGAGCTTCTGGAGTTGCAAGAAGCAACGCATTAAGATCATTTTGACGCTTAACGGCAGCTTCTAATTGACCTGTTAATTTTGTAGCAGCCGCATCATTCTTATCCAAGATGGCGAGCTGTAGGTTAAGCGATAGGCGATCAGTCTCGCTGATCTGGCCCTTAAGGGCAGCAGTTAATCCAATGCGTGTTAGTTCTAAAGTCTGTGCGGCCTTATCTAACGCCGCTTTCTTTTTGGTATCTGCTAGAGATTTCTTTTGCAAAGCCGCTAATTCTCTTTGACGCTTTAACGCATCCGCCTCGGCCTTTTTCAATTTCGCTTGTTGTTCTTGCCAGACAGATCCAGCTAATACATTGGTACTTGTTAAAGGTTTCGCCAGTCTGGCTGGATCAAAAATTGCTTGAACTTCTTCAGGCGTTGCGCCTGTAAAGAGCCCCTTGAGTACCAGCGCGAATCGAGAAACTGATCCGATTGCATTGCCAATGACAGTTGCTACTGAATCAATCTTGTTAATAAAGTCAGTCGTGTCGCTTGAATTGGTTACTGTGATCATGGCATCAATCAGGCTTTTACCAATGGTCTCACTTGCTTCTCCAGCGGCAACGCTTAGCAAAGACATCTGACCTGCGTAGGTTTCAAGTTGCGCTGCGTTAGATCCAGAGAAGGTTTTGTTTAACAGTTTCTGGATGTCAAGGTAATTGGCAGATGTTAACTCAGCTTGAGTTAGACCTAGATTATACTTTTTTAGACCTTTAGTCTGACCTGTGTATGCTCGACCGATATCGCCTGCGACTGTAGCCACGTCGATACCTGTTGCCGCTGAAACGTCTAAAGATTGCGCTAATATCTTCTGAGATTCTGTAACTGATCCAGTTATCTGAAGAAGTGTCTGCATGGCTGGACGAAGCTGTGAATCCGTGACGCCTGACATGCGTGATAATTTGCCAATATAGTCTTCTATAGCTGGAGCCTCAAAGGCTATGCCTAGATTTTTGACTGCTTGCGCTAAACGAGTTGCTTCTTTTTGATCTTCAAGAAACGCCTTTGCCGCTTGCTTGCCGAATTTTACAATTGCAGCAGCGCCAAGACCAATACCTGCTGCGCCTGCTAACTTCTTTACAGATGACTGTAAACCTTTTATGCCTTTATCGGCATCCTTGAGTCCTTTGTTATCAAAGATCGCTGCAATGCGAATTGCTAGACTTGAATTAGCTGACATTAGCGACCTCTATAATCTCTATTAACGCCCTTAGTAACTCTTAGGGCTGTGGTCATTGACTTCTCTATAGCCTTGAGCACGGCGGCATTAGTCTTACCTTGATCCTCGGCCCATGCTCTAAATAGCAGGCGGCCTTTAGTCTTACGGGTTCGACGACCTGCCACGCCTGACTGCTGGCTATCTACTAACGGCGGCAATGCCTCGATGAATTGACGGCCTGCATAAGGGTTAGCAGATTGGCTCTTAGTCTTATCGCTACTCATCTTCTGATATCCAGCCTTGCGTGCGAAGGGCGTGCCAGCATTTTTATAGACATCCACTAGTGGAGCTTGTGCTCTACCTTCTGGTCCTGAAAGACGTCCAGCGGTCTCGTAGATAGATCCTGCCGCACTCTTATTGAATATGGTAGCGATGGATCTAAATCCGCGCTTGTTAGGTTTAGATGGTGCTGTGCTGTATCCGATGCCGCGCTTTATATCGCTAGAGCTAAAAACGCGGTTCTCCCAGACGCCCACGGCTTTACCCCATCCAGATAGCGGTGCGTCGCTAGGGACGAAACCTCTGGCCTTGACTGCTACTACTTTGAGAAGGTTTCTGATCTCCTTCTCGGTTTCTTTAGCCAGAGCAGGCTCAACCTTTTTAAGTGCCTTGCGAAGTTCAAGTGCGCCGCTTACTTCTGTAGGCATCCTGTTGCTCCTTCGCTCGGTCTTTCAACGCTTTCAGTAACATCTGGAGCATTGAAGGGTCTAAATCTATTAAGTCTTGTGGAGGGATAGCCGTCTCAATGCTCAAGCGAGCGATGAGATAGTGGATGCTATCCCTGCCTAGGCCAAAGGGTCAGACTCTGCAACCTCTACACTCTTAAGAGTTTCGAG